GTAGAAGATACCTCTTTCAGATGCGTGCTTTTTCTTAACACGTAGAGCCTAATCGAGAATACAATCCACCCCATCTATGGATAGAATGTCATAAAGCCGGCATTCAAGGCTGTTTGTTGGCAAAGGTCCGGATCAAACCAGACCAGCCAAGATGGCCATAAGACCATCATACACCGCACGATTCTTATCGTAGTGTTTGTACATAGAAGAGCCGGCTGCCGAGGCTTTTCGAAGGTACTCTCGAAATATACTCTCGTGCTCCGGGTTGCAACTGCAACTGGGGATGGCTTGGATAGAATGCAAGACCCGATCCCACTCCTGTGTACTCGGGGGAGTCAAACGCTTCTCAAAGACTTGATTTTGCGTATAGAAATTGACAATAAAGTTAAAAATAACTTTAAAAGTAGCCCCGGGCTGTAAACCAGACAGATTGACCATCAAACGATCAGAAGTGCGGTAATTGGCACGCATCTTCGCAATTGTGTCCGGCTCAAGTTCATCCAACTCTCCAGGAACCCAGAATGCATAAAAGCCGTATTCTGCGGAACCCTGATATTGCCGATTACTAGGTAATCCCGACATAGCGGTTGGCAAACCAGAAGGGTCAAAAGAGTTGAAATTGAAAGGCACGCGTGCTCCCGCCACGTTACCACCTTTCACCAAAGCAGAGGAGGTGTTCACAACGAGAACTGACATCGCCGTGACACGCCCGGAAGAGATCTTCTCATCCAGGATAAAGGAGGGGAAGCCACTAAAGAGTGGTTGCCCTCCCGTGGGCACAATGTAACCCCCACCATTACTAGTACAAGCTGTGGTGGTGAGGAAAGTGATCTCCTTACCCGAACTACCTGCAATCAAATAACCCCAAGAGGTCATAGTGCCCGTAACATCGGTGTAAAGAACGGAGTCACTGGAACCCTCTGTGAGCCCCTTGGTTGTGCCAACTAAAACCCAAGGACCTCCAGTAACCTTATTCCAAACTGAAACCGTTGGAATAGCGTTCGCTGTATTAGACTTGTTCTTAAAAGTCCAAGTCCAATAAACTGGTAGCAAAGCTGTGCCAGTCGTTACACAATTGTAACCAGGCCAAACGACTGCGGCTGAATCAGTAATATTCTGAACCGCAATAACTGCCGCATCAGAAGCTGTATCGAAAAACTTCTGATCTCCTAAAGCTGGCGCCGCTGCACCGCTAGGCTGGACCAAATTCCCGGTGCCACCAAAATTCTGAGCGGTCACAGGGAAATTGGCAGTGGAAAGAGCATTCGAAATGAAAGCGGGTAAAAACAAGTCCGGTTCCATTGAGATGGTGATATTCGCCCCATTAGTGGCTTGCGAAATATCCACCTCCTTACGAATGTTGCGTGCACACATGAAGCGAGGGTTCTTAGCGGGGATCAACTCCGGAGCTCCTGTAGCATCAATGGGGAGAACCATTTCGCGGGCAATTTTAGCATACTTCCGCGACATCTTTCCCACCTCAGAGCCCATAGCAGCTATGGAGCTCATATTTAATCCAGTCTTAGGCCCTATAGAGCGGTCAAACTGGATATTTGCACTCTTCGGCAAAGATTGGTTGCTCGAAGGTGCCATCCTAGAGGGACGAGAACGTCGACTCCGGGGAACAGCAACAGCCTTAACCCCTCCCTTTGGAGTGGAACGCGCTGTAAAACGGATTGGGCGATTTGCTCGGGATCGAGCGGGGGTGTTACGAGATTGTTGGGACATTCCCCAACTAAATGAGTGTCCGAACCGGGATAGTCAAACTAAGTCAATCGCAACCATCCTACCTATAATAAGTCGCAGATATGGTGTATTATCGATTGGCTCATCCCATTCCCAGATACGAATCCTTTCCCTGATATATCTTATGTCAGTGGATTCGAGGCCATAGAAATTGGCCATTTCGTGCTCAGTGCGCACGTTTTCTTTCTCGTAACTGCCCTGACGCCAAGCATCAAGCTCAGCTATCTCACCAAATCGCAGCTTAACAGGGGTTAAGTCTTTTGTCAAATCCAAAACTCGAACGCACAGGTCGTTGATAATTGGAACATGATTACCCAAACTAATCAGACCCAAAGCGAACGCTTTAGCCATACACTTATACCCCTCTTCATACGTATAGAACCTATCCGTATGGAAAAACCTAGCCATAATACGGCCCGGTTTTGGTCCGAAGACCCTCTCGCCCGCTGCGTTGAGCCAGAGTCGCATTTGAAGGAAATCTGCCTGAAGCGGGTTATCCTCAAAAATCCCAATCGCACACGTAACGGCAAACCCGTACCGCAACATCTGATTCTCATAATCAGCGATAAGTCCATTACCAATAATGGCGACATTAGCCTGCATAAGTGTGACTGTATTAAAAGTAATCGTCACTCCATTGCCAGATGCCATGGTCCCACGAACACGAGCGCTACCAAAGGGCATTTTGTAAATGACGCACTCGTCCGCACCAAGGCTTGCCTGTTGCTCAATTGTTCGCCGAACAAGAGCAGGGGCTGATTGTATGGGCATACGATCTAACAAGGCGAGTGTTGCTCGAAAGTGGCTTTGCCTTTGACTCATATCATAACGGCTAATATCGGCACACAAAAACTTCAAGACGCCCTCTTCCATATACAAGATCAAAGAATCATCACCTTGAACTGCTAGGGCCCAACTGTATCGACCGGCTCTCATCTCCATAATAACACGGGAGACCCAACAAGAGACTTGGAAAGGTGTGTTGCCTGGCGCATAAAATATGCGATCACGACAATTCTGGGACAAATACCGATTTAAATAATCGCACCATGGCCCAGTAGCAACCCGGACCGCTGGTTCTGGAACGGATATGCCCCTAGGATCGAACTTGATATCTGTGGAATCGACGCGATTCTCATCAAACGTCGTGGCCACCATGTCTTCGACAAGTTGAACCGACTTCTCAGCCTTCACGAAACACTTATACCTGAAATCTTCAAGGGAATCGTGAATCCATGCATCCTCCAGGTAATCTGCTTTGGCCTCTGGAAAACGCTGTGTCCAAGTCGATGGTGATATCAAACCAAGGACTCGAGTTTGGCGAACACTCACCAAAATGACATCGTGTATAGCATAGAAGTCTTCTTTAACATTAATGTCGACCTGCTCACGAACCTCCTCATTGTCAATTGGGAACGCTTTGGGTATTCCAGCCATACGCGTGTGTAAAGCCCGACGCATGTTGTGTTCACAACCCTGAAAGCGATAAACGATAACGGAGGAAAGATACGGCCCGCAACAACGATAGGGCCAAGATGGTGTACAATTTTCCAAGGGGCGTTTCAAAACCAGAGAATTGGTCTCCCTAATTGGTGGCAATGGGAGCGATCGAGTACAGATGGGAACAAAGCCATCACCTAATCGTAAATGAACCCCCCCCCTATACGAAACCCCGTGGTGTAAAATGGCATTGGATGCCGGAAAATGATGCGTACCAGTTCCCCTAAGCACTGGAAGAGACAAAACAAAATTCCAAACACCTCTAAACCAAACTGACAACCACTCCAGGAAACTATCACAAGTACCAACTCCTGGCAAGAATTCATAACCCCCATCCAAAAACATTTTCTTGGACGCATCCGGAATGGAAGCGAGAGGCAGGTATTCAACATGCCCCTGATAAACACCCACAGCAGCATCAACCGTGAGTAAATTGTTCCAAAGAGCGTGGATCAACATGCGTCTTCTTATAGTAGTTTGAAAACCCAGATAAATATGAAGAATAATGGGTAAGACCTGCATGTAACTGTAACCTTGAACACGCGAATTCATAACGCACTCAAGGGCTGCAAAACCGACTCCAACAAGAGGATCGGCCCACTCCCCAAATATAGGCCGCACACAAAGTGCGCAAAGGCTTTTAAACAACTCTTCATAAATGGGGGAACAGAACATTACCAAAGGATTGAAAACCTGCAACCAAGGGCGTTTAACAACCAGAGGTAAAAGTTTGACGCGATTCAAAGGTCCAACAAGGAGCGAAGCGAAAGCACGATGGGGTGTTGGGAAAGTGGGGATAGCGGACCATAAGGTGGACAACAAGTCCTTACTCTTATGTAAGACGGCAGATGCAAGATCGCTGAGTCCTGCTGTAAGCCTATAACCCCCTTCCGCAATCAACAAGGCGATCGCAACATAATTAAGTTGGTCCCGCCAATTAGAGCGCGTGTCTCCCTCAAGTTCAGGCCACAAATTCAAAATATTGGGCAAGAGGGCCATGGCACCACCTTCATTAAGGAAGGTGCGACCCGCACGGGCAGCAAGAGCTGCCAGCCGACTCTCAGTCAAATGCGGGTCCTTCGCGATTTCAAAACTCACCATCGTAGTCAAATGATCGCGGTCCTTCTCAGTGAGAGTAGCCTCCTCTCGCAACTGAGCCCGTGTACAAAGCTCCGGGTTTTGTTTCGAGTGGAGAGCAAAAGCTCCACCCGCCATCAAGACATGCAACTTGATGCGATTGGGTGCAATATAACACACCAAACCTGCCAAACTTGCAGTCGCGACCGCTTTGATGACAGGAGCTCTGAAACCTAACCGCAATAACCACTGCGTAAAGGGAGCTGAAACCACCCAACCCGTTTGCTGCCTAACCCATAACCGTTGGGGCACAAAGGGACCCTCTTGGCCAGCCATATGAGGTGGCACCACGACAGGTGGCACAATTGGTGGCGGGGGAGGGGTGGCAACCTTTTTACTTAGGGTCGCCTTAGGTTGATCGGGCGGAGGTCGCACCTTAGAGCTTTTCAAAACTTGCTGCAAATAGGTGCCACCCACTTTGACACCAACAACTCTATCTTCCGAAGGGAGGTCAACGGTGGTAGTGGTTGAAGGTGGAGACAGCGGAGGAGTTGATTCAGCGGACGACACTGAGAGGGTTAAAGGCGTATTACCAACACCACCCCCACTTATGTCCCCAAATGCAATGGCTGCGACAACCGGCGTCGTGACCTCCTCCTTCCCCTTTCCCGTCCTGAGCAAATAAACGCTCGGGAAGGACTTAGTCAAAATCTCATAATTATGATATGAGTTAGTAATATGCTGATCCGATGGGGTTACTCGGTCAGGTTCACACGCTCTGCGAAGGCGTGCATGGTCCAAAAGGGTGGACAATGGTGGAAGGAAGACACCAATACGGAGTTTCAAACGCTCCGCCATCGGAAAAATAAAGTTATTCCTGGCCATAAGCACAGTACGATACACTTCTTCCTTCTGGGCCTCCATAAAATAGTTTTCAACATCATGTGCCCAATTCTCATTGACCCTCTGATTTTCAACTGGGTCAAGCCAGAACTGAGTTCCTGGGAAAACCGTTAAGGAGTCACCATCCACATACAAATCCGGCTCCTCCGTGACCGCAAAAGTTTTGCCAGCACAAGGCGGGGCGATAACTATATCATAGGTCGCGCCAAACCGCAAATTTGTAATCTGCAACGCAGGTTGAGGAATAGGCTCAGGTTCCACCTCAAGGGCGTCTTGCTGTTCTTCCCAACCATATAGGGGGGCACCAGCCACAAACTTCGGGACAGGCAGTGTCTCATCCATGCTCGCCCAAAGTCCTGCCCCCGTATCAACAGGGGTTTTGTCGAGGAGTGTCTCAAGTACCGTCTTCTCCTTCTCCTCGACATCAAAATGGGGCAAAACCGCTTGCCCCATCTCCTCATTCACGACGTCATGAGGCCACAGTGTTAAATCATCACTACCGCGGTAGAAGAAAGCCCCATACAAAATGGAGGCGCCGCGCTGGCCAAGACTCAACGAACAAATAGTCGTTAGAGGGACGTTTCGAACCTGGGACATATCAGCAACTAGGCGATTCACACCAAGCGCTTGTACTTCAGCTCCAACGAGACGGCGTACTTGAGCTTTTCCTTGCTCATCCTCGTAAGCACCAACAATGGCACTACGACGCGTAAAAACCATCTCCCGAATCGAGCCGAAACTCCCAGTGGGGCCATCAGGTGCGCGATAACCAATATCGTACGCTGCGAGATGTCGCCATGCCCCAGTAAGAAGACGATGTTGCGCACTGTTAACTGCTCCTGCATGTTCAGTAATAATAACAGCGCGTTTAGGTTGATTCTCTAGAGTCGCTATCTCTCCGTTAATCATAACATCACCTCCTTCTTCCATAGACATAATATCTATAGGAATAAACTTATAGTCGACTGAACCAACTGTCTGCGCCCGATCAAAACCGTAATGCACAATAGTCAGTGGTACCTCCGCTTTCTCATTTGCGAGTGTCTGAGTCGCTATAATACTTATAACCCCCAACAAAGAGTTACAATTCAAGACATGTATCTCAACAGGGCGACCTGGATACTTCTTGACACTCTGTGCGACATAATCCGTCACAACCTGAGCGACCAACCATCTGCGCAATGTCCACAAGAAAGGTTGGTTTTGAGTCGTGTCTCGAGTATTAGCTACACGAACAAAAGGCTTCTTATTACCTACCATCATAGCGGTAAGTGAAGCAAGCGCTTCCACATTCATATTATTAGGGGCGGGAGGCGCTGATGGACGGAGTGTTGAATGCATATCTCCTCCAAAAACCAAGGAACCCCGAAGCTGAAAGCCCGGGCGGAAGGTGTACGTAGCATCCTTCCATTTCTCCAGATCAAGTGCGTCTGGCTTGGCACGGAACTTCTTGACTTTCAGTCGGCTATTAGCTGGCTGATAATCAGATTTGATTTCCGTTTTCTGGGGATTCCGTCTCGCCGCACGGGTGGGACGGTCTCCTTTGCGCTGTGGGCCGTAGCTCGCTGCGTCGGGTCGCTTCTTAGGATTATTAGAAGTGACACCCTTCACTGTCTTAGCTTTGCTAGAAACAGGGGCCTGGATAGGCTTGGAAGAACCATTTGAGGTCTCC